GGGAATAACAGTGGGCAGCCATCAACAGTGGTAGACAACACACTGATGGTTATACTAGCCATGCACTATACCCTACTGAAATGCGGAATCCCATCGGAGCGACATGATGACATGTGCAAATACTATGCCAATGGTGACGATTTAATCATTGCAATCCATCCAGATTATAAAGACCTGTTGGACAATTTCTCTGATCACTTTAGCACACTAGGGTTAAAGTATAACTTTGACTCACGACACACGGATAAAGCAGATCTTTGGTTTATGTCCCATAAGAGTATACTAGTGGATGGTATGTACATACCAAAGCTTGAACCAGAACGCATTGTATCTATTATTCAGTGGGATCGTGCAACTTTCCCTGAACACAGGCTTGAAGCTATATGTGCGGCTATGATAGAATCATGGGGCTACACACAACTCACACATGAGATAAGAAAATTTTACAAGTGGGTACTTGAGCAAGCCCCGTATAACGAGCTAGCAAGGGAAGGAAGAGCTCCATATGTTGCTGAAACAGCACTACGGAATTTATATACAAGTAGAGCCCCGGCCCCCAGTGAACTTGAAATCTACTATGCAGCTATCAATGAACATGCTGCGCAAGAACAAACAGATGTTGTCTTTCACCAGTCAGGGTCTGATAAAATGGATGCAGGTTTGGCAAGGACTGATAAAGCAAGTGATGGCTCAGGGAATAAACAGGCAATCACACGACAGCCGGATAGAGATGTGAATGTAGGGACGAGCGGGGGATTCAACGTCCCACGAACTAAGGCAATCTCATCAAAGCTAGTCCTTCCCAAAAGCAAAGGAAAGGTTGTCTTGAACATGAATCATCTCTTAGCATATGTACCGAGCCAGGTGGACATTTCGAATACAAGGTCCACGCACCAACAATTCACCACTTGGTACGAAGGCATTAAGAATGATTATGACATTACAGATGAAGGCATGAGCATATTAATGAATGGACTCATGGTGTGGTGTATCGAGAACGGAACATCACCAAATATAAATGGAGTATGGGTAATGATGGATGGTGAGGAACAAGTGGAGTATCCAATAAAGCCACTCATCGATCATGCCAGACCCACACTTCGCCAGATAATGGCCCATTTCAGTAACGTTGCGGAGGCGTATATTGAAAAGAGAAACAATGAAAAAGCGTACATGCCACGGTACGGACTTCAGCGAGGATTAAACGACATGAGCTTAGCACGATATGCATTTGATTTCTATGAAATGACTTCAAACGCACCAGCGCGAGCACGTGAAGCCCATATGCAAATGAAGGCGGCTGCATTAGTGAATGCAACAACGCGTCTGTTTGGATTGGATGGAAATGTCAATGGAAAGGAAGAAGACACGGAGAGACACACAGTTGAGGATGTGAATAGACATCAACATTATCTACATGGCAGTAGAAATTTCTGAGTGTTGGTATTTTAGTTAATTGTTATATAAATTACTATGTACCCGTTAGTATTTTCACCTACGAGGGTGAGCAAATCACTCGCAGTGAGATGTATCTCGAGAGTGAGAGATTCACCTTTCGAGCTTGCGATTTTTGTTGTGAATGTAATGTGATGCTATCACTATTTCCGACATCTGACCGTAAGTGAGAGAAAAAAAAAAAAAA